TAAATATTTATTATTGTCTGCGGTTTCCAAACAATTTATAAAATTGGAAAATACAAATTTATATACTTATTATCACTTTATTTTGGAAAATGATGGAGATAATGATAAAAGATATGGAGTATGGGCGAATGGTATTTTAACTGAAACGCCACCTAAGAAAACTTTTACTAAGCAGAAATTAATATTATTCTAAACGGCATACGATATGTAAAAAGGTGTAAATGAATTATTACTCATTTCATTTATCAAGTCATTTCATTTATTAGGTCATTTCATTTATCAAGTCATTTCATTTATTCCAAGATTTGCCAATTCATCTGCTCTCTGATTTTTAATACGCAATATATGTTTGAATTCAATATAATTAAACTGTTTTGTTAGTTCTTTGGCCAAGTTATATAGTTCTAGCAATAATGGATGTTTTACTTTATATACATTATTCATTTGGTTGATAACGAGTTGGCTGTCGCCATATACTAACAACTCTTTAATATTGTCGTTAATCGCGCGCTGTAGGCCAAAAATAAGCGCCGAATATTCGGCTTGATTGTTCGTCTTTTTGTCGCCAATATATTGCGAGGCGCCCCACCATTCATCCGCATGATGATAAATTACGGCACCTATACCGGCCGGCCCCGGATTGCCCTTGCTGCACCCATCAAAATACATTACATAGTCGCATGTGGGATAAATCTTATTGATATTTTTGTTTATTGTGGTCATTTGGTTATTTTTGGTTAATATAATAACTATGTTAGTAATTCTTTAAGTTATTCTATTATATTATATATACTCGCAAATAACCGCATTGTATTCGCCATCCAAATTTCGTATAATTTGAAACGGTTTACCGCAGCCATAAATCATATTTTTGTTTATATAAAAATCGCACAATTCTTTACTTGAATGCGGATTAATTTGCTTGCCATTTGTCTTTAAAACGCCGTGGCGAAAAATACAGCAATTCAGCGCATCAATGAATATCGGGTCTTGGCAATGAGGACAAGTTACAACAAGTTTAATGCCTTTAATAGGTGGATAAGACATATAATATAAATACAAATGAAATATATTTATGTTAGTTTTCTCTATTTAAAAAGACATTAATCTCATCTATCCATTTTTGTAATACATCCGCATTTTCATAAATATCTATATTGCCATCCAAGGTAAGCATCTGCTCGCTAGTTAGGTCTCCCAAAAAATACTCGTGATATTTGTCACAATCCATCAAGTAAGTGAGAGGGATAAGGACTTCACCTATGCGCGCCCGCTTATGTATTCTATCGTAGCATATTTTGGCATCCGTTTTGACATAAATGGTGCGATTTGTCGTATATTGTTGCGCAAACTCGTTAAACAAATTCAGATAAATTTGGTAACAAATGTCCTCCATTTTGCCTTGGTCGCGCAACATTGTGGCGAACACCTTTTTGTCGGTTTGTAAGCTGCGCTCGGTAAAAATAGTATACTGGTTTTCGGGATTTTTAGATACAGTGTTTATTACCGTTCGCAACACTGAAAGTCGCGATGTTAGCGCGGTTATTTGGAATGGGAACGAATACGCTTCTTGATTTATGTAAAATTTCTGTAAAATGGAGCAATTGTTTTGGTCCTTAATTTTCATTGTCCATTCATCAATGGGCTCTTTAATAAAAATATAATACGGATTATCAGCATGTTTCTTTTTGAATTCGTCAAACAATGTGGTTTTTCCCGCGCCAATATTGCCTTCAATAGAAACGATTTTGTAGTTGGCTGTCATTGCGTATTGTATATTATGTGTGTTGTAATTTCTAATATTGTTTTGTTTTTTATTTTATAAAAAATTGAATTATTAAAACAACTTAAAGAGGTCCCAATAGAATACTAATACAACCAACCACTTCTAAAATGGATCTAACACAACGCAAACTTACTAAGGCTGAATGGGACTCAATTGAATTGCCCGTGTCAAAAGCGGAGCAAGACATATTAAAGCTGATTACCCTAGGATATAATGACGTACAAATAGGTGTCAATAATACAAATTCTCTCTTTACCTACTTAAAGATAGAATATAGTCCTCAAATAGAGGACTTCTTATATGCCCGCTTCTTTGCGGATAAAGTACAGACGCTAGTAGGTAAGTATAAAATTGCGTTTATTATATTTTCGGCGGACCCCAGTGCCAAACGCGCGAAGCGCGAAGAAGCCGGCATATCCATTACAGCCGATAACATTTGTTACATAAGCGTGTCTACCATAGTGCGTCTTAAAAGCGGTGACCAAATACGGCTGTCTCGCCTTAATGAAGAGAATATAATGGCGAACGACTTGTACGAATTAGTATTATATCATAATTTAGAGCAGATGCTAGCCAATAAAAGCGCCAATAATAATAAATGGATGTATTATTATTATACACTGTTTCATTTGCTACAGAATAACGTCGCATATGTCAACCGATTTATTATCGGTATTTGTAAGTGCGTATTGGCAAATTTTGAGGACGAGTTGAAGCTACAGCATATTTTAGAAAATTCGGTTGAATATATTGAGAGAAATGCGAATTTATTAAAATATGGAGATTTAAGCCTCTATGCGCATCAGAAAACAATTTATACCGTTGTAAAATCGCCGAAGCCAAAATTGATTCTGTATATAGCACCAACGGGAACGGGAAAGACGTTGACACCGTTGGGGCTATCGGAGCAGCACAAAATCATATTTGTGTGTGCGGCACGACATGTTGGCTTAGCTTTGGCTCGTTCTGCTATATCCATTAACAAAAAAATTGCGTTTGCGTTTGGTTGCTCTTCGGCAGAAGATGTTCGTTTACACTATTTTGCGGCGACAGATTACACTACCAATAAACGCAGCGGGCAAATACAAAAGGTAGATAATACGGTAGGTGACAAAGTGGAGATAATGATTTGCGACATTCGCTCCTATATACCGGCGATGTATTATATGTTGGCGTTTAACCACGCCAAAAAAATTATAACATATTGGGATGAGCCTACCATTACAATGGATTACGAAACCCACGAGCTTCATGATGTGATTAAACAGAATTGGAAAGAAAATGTAATTCCCAATATGGTGTTGTCATCGGCGACGCTTCCTAAACAGCACGAGCTAACACATACCATAGCGGATTTCCAAGAGAAGTTTAGCGGGTCAGTAATACACAACATTGTCAGTCATGATTGTCGCAAAACCATTCCACTGATAGACAATAACGGCTTTGTAGTTATGCCGCATTATTTGTCAAACGATTATAGAAAAATTATGGAAATCGCTAACCATTGTGAGGAAAACTTGACGTTGCTGCGTTATTTGGACTTACAAGAAATCGCACATTTCATCCGCTTTATCAATAGTAGTGATATGGTACAAGGTCCCGCAAAAATGGATAGAAACTTTACATCGGTTGCTGATGTTACCATGACAAATATAAAAATGTATTATATTAAATGTTTAAAAAATATTAGTGAAGAACAATGGGCGTATATTTACAATTATTTACAAGTGAATAAAACAAAATTTATTAAATACAATAGCAAATCGGATACAATTGTAAAGAGCACTAGTACAACTGCTGCTATGACAACCTCTACAAGCAGCGAGTTGACGCGCAGTAAGAGCGTATTAATTGGGAATAAGGATAAGGATGTTGTAGAACCGCCAAACAGCGCCGGCGTCTATATTACAACCAAGGACTCGTATACTTTAACAGACGGTCCAACCATCTTTTTGGCAAACGATTTACAGAAAATAGCTAAATTTTGTATTCAACAGTCCAACATACCGGCGCATATAATGAAGGACATTATGGATAAGATTGAATATAATAACCAAATTAATCAGCGTATTGACGAATTAGAGCGAAATTTGGAGCTAGAGGAAGCTAAAATCACAGCCAAATTAGGTGGAAGTAATGCGGACACGTCAAAAGAAGCAAAAAGCCTCAAGGGAAAAAAAGACGGTAAGAAACAGTCTAAAATAGCGAATAAAATATTAGATAAAACTGAAGACAAGTCGCTTTTAAAAATACATGAAGAAATCGCTACATTAAAAAGTATGGTCAAACATGCGTCTCTAGACGATGTCTTTATTCCTAACAAGCTGCCACATTTAACAAAATGGGCGTCAGCAGATTACAGTCAATCTAATAACAAGCCTTTTACAAGCTCAGTAGATGAAGACTATATCACTGACATCATGCTCTTAAAAGATGTAGACGACATTTGGAAAATATTATTGCTGCTAGGCATCGGTGTATTTACAAAACATAAAAGTAGTACCTATTCAGAAATTATGAAGAAATTAGCCGATAGTCAAAAGTTGTACTTAATTATTGCTGATAGCGACTACATTTATGGCACCAATTACCAGTTTTGCCATGGCTATTTAAGCAAAGACATGACGCTAACGCAAGAAAAAATTATTCAAGCCCTTGGTCGTGTTGGACGCAATAACATTCAGCAACATTATAGCGCTCGTTTCCGAGATGATAGCCAAATAACTACACTATTTACATCCTTTGCGTCAGAGGACAAACCGGAAGTCATTAATATGAACCAGCTATTTAACTGTCGTAATGTCAAATGGAACGGCAGAGAATATTTAGAGCAATTATCGGTAGCAGAAGCCGAGGCAAGTATATAAATAAATAATATTTAGGTATATAAATGACAACCCAAAATAAATGTAATCAAAACGCATTAGATGAGTATTGGAGCTATATCAGCCTAACAAATCCCGAATTAAAAAGAATGATGCCTACAAATGGATTTATAGGTAGTCCAATTACAAAAAAAAATGCTGTTAATTTGTCATTTACTACTGTTATTTACTATAATTTGAAGCAAAAACTAAAAGATGAATATAGTGCTTCGTTGGCGGGGGTTGTTTTTAGAGATCCTAATAAAAGTTCAATATATGAGTACGAACCGCTAATGAATGTAATAAACGCATATAGTAGTAATTTAATTGAGTCTAATACCGATAATTATGCAAACGGATATGAAAGATTGTTTTATCTTGTTGGAAGAGAGATGAATGTTCCGAATATATTTATAAACGGAATTGAGTTTTTTTCTGCTGCGAACATAAATACATATTGTAAAACATCAGCTGATGTCGCAATGAGTATAGATAATAGAGTAGAATGCGCGTTAAATGAGTTATTGCCAAATTTATTGAATGATATTGACGCTAAATTTTCCAATGATTTTAAGGACTTTAAGACGGTACACTCACAATATTTGCAATTATACGCGACGAATAAGGGCAATAATGGTTTATTGGATAATTTTATAAACAATCATAAATTATTAAAAGACTTTTATTATATAATTCATAATATACCTATATTGTTAATGTTATCGTCAAGTGGTATAGAAACTCTTTATCAATACTATTTTTCGTCAACGTTGAACACTAATTCTAGTTTTGCTTCTTCGTTTTTATGGGGGTTCGCCCAATCAGCATCGTTTATAAATAATACTGACCCCGAAAAAAAGTTATTGTACGATTATGTAATAGAAAATGGAAATATTATTAAAAGTTTATTTAATGAATCTGATGTACGAAATTTATTTAATTATAATATTAATTTCATCTCAATTAAAAAAAAAAGTATGTTAAGAACTGCTATGATATTTAAATGTGTAAAAACAGCATATTTTTTTATTACGATGAAAGATGAGAATGAGGTTGTGTTATTAGGTATTTTAAAAATGAAAGAGACATATAATTTTGACAGTAACAAATTTGATTCAGATATCACATATCATTGGGTTGTAGATAAAGCTAGTTTAACTATTATTCATAACAATAACAAACTATTGGACGATTATCCAATATTAACATGTATACGTGGCATTGATGCGCCTAGTGGAGTAACTGCTATAAAATCTTTGCCTAGTAGAAGAACTGTACCTACTCAACGATTGCCAGCTAAACAACCATTACCGAATGAAGTAGAGTTAGAAGAAGAGGAAACAAAGGAGGCAGATATGTCGCAACAAAATATTCAAGATATTAATACACAAAAACAATTACAACAAATTGTACCGCCAAGTAATTGGTCATCTACTGCTATTTATGTTGGCTTATCTACCGTATTGATGGCTGCCTTCGCAATAGGAAAAGTGGCATCTTTGGGACTATTAGGCGGAAAAACATTAAAACGCAAAAGATATAAAAAATATACCAAAAAACACCGCTATCGCAGAACAAAAAATTGAATCATTTTTATGCGATGTGATGGCGATAAATATATTATTCTAAAACAACTTAAAGACAAAAATAACATAAAATGGCTGCCATATTAGAAGAACTACCAAATTGTCCTATTTGTTTTGACGATATTACAGACATCAATACTGTTACAACAATGTGCGGTCACAAATTTCACTGTAATTGTTTGATAGAACACGCAATAAATTCTAAAACGGGATGTCCAATTTGCCGAGAAAAATTGCCAAAACGAAGGCGGAAGCCTAATCCTCTACAGTTACCACAAGATATAGGAACTAATACACAAACCATAATAGTAGGTGACCAAACGTTTGAGGTGCGAGAGCAAATGATTAACGGATTGTCGCGATTATTAAGGATAGGACCGCTTGGCGGTAACGTGTACACATTAGATACCCATATTGAAATCGGGTTTTATAATGTATTTACCAACGAGTTTTATCACTCAATAGAAACAATTGTAACCTTGAATGGCACTTCCGAGTGTGTTCGTCGTTTGAATTTGAACGGTATTGAACGATATGTGAGCGCAAATGCCCCATATATTGTTTATGATATTAATTCTTTAGAAGAAATTGAACGCATTGAAAACCTATCAAGTGCTCTAGACATTATGCCGATTTATACGCCAATGGATGAACCAACTCTAGAGGATATTATTGCTCAACTTGATTAATTTGTTTTTTTCATATGTTCAATTAAATTATTTATTCCAATATCAAAATCTGTTTTAATTTCCCAACCCAAATCTTTTACTTTTTGATTACTTATATAATACCTTTTGTCATTAAATGGTCTGTCTTCAATATAGGTAATCCATTCGTCGTAATTTGTTGTACCTATTATTTTGTTAATTAGGATTTGCGCCACTTGTAAAACAGTAAATTCATGATTGTCGTCGCTGCCAATATTGTATATTTCACCAATACTACCTTTTTCTAATATTAGCGATAATGCGCTACATACATCACTAACATGTAGAAGTGCTCTAACGTTTGAACCATCACCTTGTATAGTCACGGTTTGGTCATCCAATAATTGTGTAATAAAACGTGGCACTAATTTTTCCGGGTATTGGTTTGGCCCATAAACATTATTTCCACGCGTTATAATTATTGGTACATTAAACGAATGATAATACGATTGTGCTATTAATTCAGCTGCTGCTTTGGTTGCCGCATATGGATTCGTCGGACACAAAATAGACCCCTCATGCTTTTTCTCTTCGGTTTCTGTAAGCATTGATTCACCATATACCTCATCGGTTGATATATGAATAAAACGAACTATTTTACCATATATTCTACAAGCCTCTAATAATGTATGGGTACCTACCACATTATCCAACGTGTATTGTATTGAATCGTTGAATGAATTTTGAACGTGAGATTGCGCGGCAAAATGAATAACTGTATCTATTTTGTATATTTTTAATATGTTTATTACTAAATCATATGACGATATATTGCCTTTTATTAAATGATACCGTTCTGAATTTCTAATATTTTCCTCAATATTATTCTCGGCCGAACAGTAATACATCGCATCCAGATTTACTATTGTGGCCGAGTCATTTTCCTTAAAATAATGATTCACGAAATTTGAACCTATAAATCCACAGCAACCAGTTACTAACAAGTTCATACATATAAAATCTATATTATTTATTATTATTTAACGAAATTATAGTGAATCAATTGGACCTCCGTTAATAACGGGTAAATTATCAGTAGGATGTTCTTCTGCTTTTTCTTCTTCTACTGTAGATACTGGTTCATTGGGATTTTTAGGTTCATCAATTGTAGCAGTGTCTATTGGGTCAGTGAAAAAAAATGAGCGCTTCATGTTTTGTAATGCGTCGCTAATTGCCAGCTTAATTGGCAGTACTGTTGGCGTAGTTTGTTCTAATTTACTAGTGTCTAAAGCATTATTTGATCGTTTAGATGCTAAAATCGTATCTTGTTCTTCAATAGAGAAATTATTCCATTTAAAATTGGGATCTACTATTTCTTTGTACATTGTTAGTATATCATCATGGCTGATCACTCCGGGATTTGTAAAATTATACGTTCCCGTCTTATATTCAACCGCATATTGAATCATAATTGGCAACAAATCATCCAATACTGTCATTGAATTGGCAATTGAACAGATTTTATTATATTTTGTTATTTTTGTAATAAAATTCCGCGGATTGACTTCACTAGTGATTGGCATGCGGATACGAATGTTTAGCGCATGTTTGTCATATATGTCGTGCATTAACTTGTCTGTATAGCCTTTGACTATGGAATACGACGAACCAAAAAAGTTCGGCTCATCATTTTCTTTAAAACCATTTGCGCCGCCATTATTTGGGTGCTTGTCATCATAATTAAATATACAACCCGTGCCTAAATATGTGAAATGACACTTGAGTTTTTTACATACACTTGCCAAAATAATGGGCGCGTATAGGTTATCCTTTATGTTTTCAACTAACATACCGGGCTTCTCTAAATAATCAATAGTTGATATATCTTGGCCATCATAGACGCCATGTGTGCGACCTATGAAACTCATAACATGCGTTGGTTTTACAGCAATAATTTCATGTTTAACTGCCACATAATCATCCGCTCTACTATCAGCCTTTACAACTGTAAAGCCGCGCGCGACCAAAAGGTCGTATGCTTTGCCGCCAATCCATCCATTGGCTCCAAACAGTAAAAACTTGTGTTTCCGATCTACACTACTAAAATTATTTCCCATATACTTATTTGTAATAATTCTTTATATTTATTATTCATTAATTGTAAAAATAAAAAATTGAATAATATTTTATATAATCTAAAAATATTAGTTATTAATATATCAAACAATCAACAATGAGCTACTTATCCTCCCTTAATAAATTTAATTGCCTCGCTGATGGCGCTGAACCTAATAGCCCTAATGAACGTCGCATCGTATTTCCACCACCACCGCGCCCTATATTATTTATTCCTAAACTAACAAATGATACTAGTCTGCTATCATGCCTTCATCATGTGCGGAATCCCTATTATGCCATTACGATTGCGTTTTGTGACATACCTTTACTATCCGCTACAATTACCGCGTGTTTAATCAATATAAAACATCTAAAATACGATTATACTGAGCAACACAATAGATGGGAATTTAGATATGGCACTAAACCAAAATTCAGTTATAGCATATTACCTAGCAGAAGACAAATGGAATTTCGTCAAGCAACTCTATTTTATGCTGCGTTGGAGGCGTTTGAAAAATTTCCACAAAATTTTGACGAGGAAGATATTGATAGGCGCGACCAATACAGATTTGTTGTTGACAGACACGGCGGCGAAGATTCAACACCGCCTTATTGCTCCGGCATCGTGACGCTTTATTATAATCTTTATAACAATACTATTATTTTGGAAATCTATAAGGGCGACGAAATAGACCCCAGCAAGACATATTTAACTAACAATTTAATATATGATAAAATATTTGAGGCATTGAAAACATCGGGATTTGACGCGTCGCCTTTTGATAACAAACAATTTCAAAAAGACATACAAGAAAAAAAACATATGATAACTATGGTGACAGTTGATACAGCAAAATAAATTAAAACCGCTTGTTTGTCACTTGTGTAACAAATCGTCGTAGAATTTCTTGATAGCTTCCCTCCTTTCTGTTTTTATCGCATTTGGATTGTTTTTAGATAATTTCCATTATTGATTCATTCTGATTTCTTTATATTTTTTCTCTAATTTGGGAAGCTGTTGTTTTACCTTTATTCTAATCTTGTTTTTTGAGTCTTCATCTAAAAATAAATACTGCTCCGTTTTAATTTGGAATTCATTTTTTTGCGAGCCATTGTAGTACATAGTAGGAAGCTGTGTTACATATTGGCCGCCTTTTAGATGCGTTTTTAAATCGTAATATCTATACACTTCAAAGTCGTTGGCCAATTGGGGCGTTGAATCAGACGCAGCGCTGGGCTTTGGTTTAACTAGAGTTAAACACCACATTTTCGCTATGTTTATATTATACTTTACAAAATAAAAAATAAAAAATTTTCAATTTTATGTTATATCGCATAAAATATATTAAAGAGTTGCCGCTATATTTAATAGATTAATGCCACGTCAACCCAAGTGCGGCAACTGCCAAGCAGTCAAAACAGAAAAGAGCATATATAGATGTTATAATTGCGGTGTTTCTGGTTGTAGTGAATGTATAAAGACCGCGTGTTGCGACTGTAGCGAGAGAATGTGTAGAAACTGTAGTGGAAGCGGTGAACCAAATTGCGGATGTTATGGTACATGTTGCTCATGCGGGACCGATGTGAACCGAGGCTCCGATGGATGGCCGTGTTATAAGTGCGAAAAATGGTATTGTCAATCGTGTAAACATTTTTCCAAATGCGAAAAATGTAAAATGGATGTTTCGGATGAAGATGAAGATTAACATGGTTATAAACAGATATAAAATATTCTTATCTATATATTAGATAAGAATGACATCAAGCAAACTTGAATTGTGTTATTATGGTTTATATTATTTTTTCTCGGAGTTAGCATTACTGTTTCGGAAAACCACAAAATAAACGACAATTATTTGTCTTCATATGCAGCCAAGAAAAAGGTTGTATATATTTATGCGAGATTTGGATTTATGACGGTAAGGGGGTCAAGAAAGTATTATAATAGTTATAAACTTTAGCGCGTAAATCGGTATAATAGTCATATCTTTCACGGGGTAATTCAGATGGGTATACTTTACAATTCCCAGTAGCAATTGTTTCCGTTTTTTTTTTATTTAACCCCGATGTAGGGTTAGATTGAATAATAGTGTTATAAATTCTAATAGTTTTCCAGCCTTCCAATACCTTTTCAAAAATAAAAATAACTTCTTCTCCGGTAATAGACCGCTTATTCGTTCGTTTTTTTTCCCTTCGTTCTGTTTTCATTTGTATAAATTTTTCTTTATATTTGTTATCCATGTTTATAAATAGAAAATATAATTTT